GTTAAAGATGATAATGAGAGGCAACTTAAACTCTGGGCTCTAGGTCAAAAGATAAGTTTTATACAGTGGAGATTGGGGGACAAAGTTACCCTTTCACCGATTGACGGGTTAGTAGAAATGTTCAGTACCTGTATGTATAAAGCCAAGGAGGCTGTGTATAGTAGCAACAGTTCAGAAAGCTCGAAAGAAGCTATAAAGTGGACTAAGATGAGCACTGATATAGCTAGATTACTGAAGGTGTGGACACTGGATAACTCAGCAGCTAAGGCAGATTTGGAAATAGCTATACAAGAAGTGATACCTAACTTTAAAGGTATTGACGCATTACTACAGGAAAATGGTTAACATGGCAAATAAATACTTAGAAAAAATAGCAGGCATAGGGGGTATAGGCGGGGATCTTATTGGGGTTATGAAACCTAAGACTGTGCCAAAATTGGTTAGCAGCACCAACAAGATGGAGCGTGCGGTAGCTAATAGGGAGCGGCTAAATAACCTAGGTTTATCAAATAAGCCTATAAACAAATCTACGGCTAAACTACAAGCATTAAGAAATCAAAGTACTAATAGAGTTTGGAAAGGTTAATATGGCAACAGATCTATCACCAGAATTACTACAAGAAATAGCGGTTAGGGTTGTGTCTAAATACATGACTAAACAGGCATGCCTATCTGGGGCTATTGCTGATGCAGCTAAAACACTGGAGCTTAATCCAGAACAAATCAAGCGTGTTATTGAGACGAGTAACACCATAGCATATCTACGCCAATTAGAAGATGCAACGGATCGTTCATTCGAATTCCCGGTAGCAGACTATACAGACGTTATGGGTCGTATGGTTCTACCAAATACTTCACCCACTGTAGATATCACTGTTGCGGCTCCTGTAGCACCACTTCCACAAAAGTCAGAGGTAACTAAGACGGCTGGGGTTAGGTCTAGCCCACTAAATGAGAAAGCCCCTGTTTCCCAAATAGATGCCAGCACACCTGGGGATGCATATGACGAACAACAAAAGGTTGCTATGCTTATGAAGGAAACATTCCGAGTAAAGCAGACTATGCAAAAGTTAGCCGAGGAAGGTTACATGGTTTCTATGAAGTTAGAGAAGCTAGCTTCTATTGTACACAAGGATCCACTAGGTTTTGAAAAACTGGCATTCGTCGCCTCAGAAGAAGACCTTGGTAGTTTAGCCGTATTATGTGGCTTTGAGAAAACTGCGTCTTCTGGATCAGTCTTCACTACCTCAGACCTTAAGGATGCTATGTCATTAAACTCCATGTTTAAAGAGGCTAAGGATATGGTAGCCACAAACAAAGAAATGGAAACTTTTGTTAAACGTGCTACAGAGGTTCTTATCGAAAAAAAAGCTTTCTCCCCAATAGGTGCAACCGTTGAGGGTATTGGCGCAGGGCTTGGATGGGCAGCCAGAAAAATTGTAGGAGGCGGTGTAGGAACCGTTAAAGCAGTAGGTAGTGGACTAGCCGCTGCATCAGCAGGTAAGACGCTTGGCAAGAGAGTGGAGCGTGTAGCCGACCTAGGTGGCGCTGCATTAACCGGTGCGTCTACCACACACGCTAACCCAGTTTGGGAATCAATTCATAATTAAATAAGGATATAAAATGAACATACTAGATTTAGTAAGACAAGAAGCCTCAGCCGTATATAAGGTTGAGGAGGAACTTAATGCATTTATGAATGGGTTCGAGAAGCAGGCCGGTATAGCAGGATTATTCACTAAAGACTTAGTAGGCGGAGGCTTATTTACCAATTTGGCCAATCATCCAGATGTGCTTAGAACAGGGCTACAGTTAGGAGCCGGCCTATTAGGTATGGGTATAGTAAAAGGTATGACATCTACAGATAAAGCCATTACTAGCTACGCCCTTAAAAGCAAATTTGAGTCAGCTCTACAACAAGTAAGAACCACTAATAAAATAGTAAAAAATGCTAATCCATCTAAAGTGGATTCTTACGCTAATACGTTATTTACGTTTGCACCACATGTGGCCAGTGACCCAAATATTCTTAGCACCTTACTCTCCAATGCCGTATTAGGAGAGGGAGTAGATCCAATGACTATGAAGAGTATATCTGATCTAGAAGGTAGATACGTAGAAAATAATGCACCCCAAGCACCTCTTGGACTTAGAATCTAATGTTAAAAGTAAATGATCTAACAAAGTTTGACGATGGTAACTTCCATGTTCTAGATACGTCTTCTAAGGCGGGTCTAGAGAAGGTTGCAGCCTATTCAGAAATAGTCGATTTCCTTAGAACTCTTACGCCTATTCCTGGGAGATCATACCTCCACGTTAATATGCTTGGATCCTCCGAGGTTTATGGACCAACCAAGAATGGTGACTTCTTCTCTACAGCTACCCTTCAGAAGTTCTATAAGACTTTCCAGACTACACCAGCAAAGTTCTTCAAACATCACCAGAACAAAGCCACCTCCCCATCCTTTGGGGTATGTGTGTTTTCTACGTTTAACCCAGTGATGAAACGTATAGAACTTATAGTGGAAGTTGACGAGGCCACGTCTAAGGAGCTAGATGCCTTGATAGCTCAAGGTAAATACCCAAAGACAAGTATGGCTTGTCGTCTTCCATATGACCGTTGTTCAATATGCAATAACATAGCTAGAACACGTCAGGATTATTGTAAGCACTTAATGTTTGAAATGGGTAGGTTATATCCGGATGGACGTAGAGTTTCTGCTATTAATGAAGATAATATTACTTGGTTTGATTGCAGCTGGGTAATACGCCCCGCCGATCCTACTAGTTCCATACTTACCAAAGTAGCTGAGGATGAACATATTTTAAGTGCAGCAGAAAGAGCTGAAGTTGAAGGTTTCACTGAAAAGAAAGCTACTATTAAAAAATGGGCAGACATAATAAAAGAAATATCAGGGGAAGGACAAGTACTAGATCAAGCATCTACTATATTAGAAAATACCAAAGATTTGCCGATGTCTTTAACGGATCCTTTGTCACACTACGATTTGAACCAATCTCTTACGGCGATGGCGGTACTAGGAATATCTCCCTCTGTAAGTTTCCTTTCGGAGCTGATAGCTAAGATACATTTAGGTAATGGGTATGATGGTATTGGCCCAATAGTTGAGGAGTATGTACATTCCATCTCTCCAGACACTATGGCACCGGTGGTTAATTTGGATTCCCCTATGGAGCCGATAGACCCTATGCTTCTCAGCTTACTGGTTCCGTATGTTGCTAATTCTTCATTGTTATCATCACCTATAGAGAAGCGTGCATCTGGGGTAGGGTATTCCCAGAATGGGCCAATGATAGAACCTACTTATCAAGAACAACAACAGGTAGCAGCTTCGGCGGCTGGTATAGTGCCACAAACTAATAACTTCCAGATATCGTATGGTAAGTTATTGTTAGGACTGGGAGTTTCAGCTCTTATAGCCAAATATTTTATATCTCAAGAAATAGATAAGAGGCTTAGAGAAGAAAGTAATCCACATGTCCCTCAAAACTATGTTAAAATAGGATTAATGAAGGCAGCAGATTACAAAGTTGCCGCCTCTTTAAGTAAAGCAACTCTACTCCCTTTCACGTTGCAAAAAGATAGGGATGATGATGAAGTTGATCTGCATGGTCTTAAGATGGCCAGAAAATTATTGAAGTCAACCAGGACTGGTGTAGGCGGCAAGCTGTCTAGTATGCTAAAGGCAGTTGGGTTGGTTCAAAATGTAAATGAAGCGATAGCTAACTTATCGTAAAATTAAATAAAGGTAAACTACAAAATGAAAACAGTAAAAACATTAAACATCAACGATCTCTTGGCTGATCTTGAAAAAACTGCTGGAATCGAAAAAACTGCATCAGTCGCCAAGCCTAATGTATCAGCAGAGCTTTCTGGTATTCTGGAAAAGAAATCGTCTGAGAATATTACAGCTTCAGCTTTAGCAGCAGGAGAGGCCTTGGCTAGAGAACTTCTAACTAAGATGGCTGATGATTCACAGGCTATGGCTTTGGCTAAAGGCGATGCTACCCTATCTGGCGTTAAAGAAGCCAATCTAATTCAACAAGGTGATGCAGTCATTGTTGCTTCCGACAATGCGAAAATCGTTCCTAACGATGGAGCACCTGGAACAGGTACTACCGCTACAGTAGGTCTGGATGGAGCCCTTGATGGAACAGTAGCAGAAGGTCTTAAACGTGGCGCTCAGTCAGACGACATCGTGGACCAAATGGAAGATAAAAAACAAACTAAACAAGCAGCAGAAAATTCGGAGAATTCAGAAATGGCAAAAAAAATCATGCAAAAAATCGCCCAAATCGTTGGCGAAGCAACAACTACTCCAGCCGCTGCTGTAAACACAGCTGCCGCTGCAGCCCCTAACCTAATTCAATCAGGTAACGAAACTATGACCGCTGCTGACGACAAAAAAGTACTACCATTGCCTGGTGCTGATGGCAGTATGAATACTATCCTGGAAGCGATAGTAGCCCGTGCTGAAGATCAAGGTGCGGTATCAGATGACCTAGTTAATGGCGATAGCCCTGCTTCTAGCGCTCCTGGTGACGATGAAGTTCTGGATGCTGATGAACAAGAAAAAGCTGCTGCGGTATCCGCATTGGTAGGTCAAGGCTGTGACTTTGATTCAGCCGTGGCTATGGTCAAACAAGCAGAAGAACTATTAGCAGTTGAAGCTGATCAGCAAGAAAAAATTGCCGCTATCAGCGAACTGTGTGGTGCAGGCTATGATTTTGAGACCGCTGTCGCTCTAGTTAAACAAGCAGAAGCTGAATTGGCTAATGAAGGTACTGAGATGGACAAAGTAGCTGCTGTTAATGAACTTATGGCTAAAGGTGCATCTTTTGAAGAAGCCGTAGAACAAGTAAAGGTAGCCTCTAAGAAAGACGAAAAAGAAGTTAAAGAGAAAAAGGGTTTCAAACCTTTCACCAAAAAAGATTTCAAAGAACGTGCCCATGAAAAGAAAGCAGCCTTTGATGCACTGATCGAAGCAGGTATTGATTTCGACCAAGCTACCGCTATGGTTAAACAAGCAGAAATTGACGTTTACGGCGCAGAGTAATTTAAGGAAACGGCCCTTAAACACATCTACACTTGTGTCTAGGGCCTTTTTATATAAAATACTATGAATAAATATCTAATCAAAATCGCAGATGAAATAGCCAAACCTAAACCACCTGGCCCTTTTGGAACAGCCTTAAAACAAGAGGCTGTATCTCTGCCTGTTGAAGCTGTTACAACTGGTGTAGGGACATACCTAGGTGATAAATATTTAGGTAAACATTTGGGGCCTAAATTCGGGGAAAGAGCTGGAGCTATGGTAGGTGCTTTAGCCGGTGGTAAGGTTGGTGGATTGGCATCTAATTACATGGTGCTCAAAAATCAGGGAAAGATAGGAAAATAACATGACTACAATAGTTCAACAATTAACGGAGGCAGCCGAACTTGAAAAGAAAGCATATTTTGAATATGTTAAATCATTCTCCAGTGCAGGTATTGCAGCCTTAGCTAAAGGTGGAGTAAGCTTGGAAAAAGCCTCCTCAATAATCAAAGAAGCCTGTGAGAAGGATAGCAAAGCTAATAATCTTAAAACCACTTCTACTCTATTCGAGAAGACAGCCGAGCATATAACTAACCTGGAAACAGAATTAGAAGGCTTACAAAAGTTCGCTCAAGAGGCAGAAAAAGAGAAACAAATAGAGGAATCTCAACCGATGAACAAATTGGCTAGCCTAGGCTTCTCCAAAGAAGAACTGGCTTACATGAGTTCACTGCCAGAAAACCTAGTTACCAAAGTGGCCAGTATCGGTGCTAAGCCTTGGGAAATGGGGGGTGGGGTTGGAGTGGCAAGAGAGAAGACTGATCCGTTGTTAGAGTGGCTTCTTGGGTAATTGTAATGCCAAGGATTAACGCAGAGGTAAGCGAGGATTTAGTTAACTCTGCTTTAACACTTCACCAACAATATACCAGAGAAGTTAAATCTAGACGAAAGCATAAAAATAAGCATCATCACGTTAAGAAAGCGGATGCAATGAGTAATAAATATTTAGAAAAGATAGCAAACAAAAAAGGTGTAGAGACTAGCACTGCGGTTAAGACTGGATTGAAAGCTACTGGACGTGGTTTAGCCGAGGGTATCGGTGGAGCTGTAGTGGGTGATCTACTTACTACCGCCGCTAAAGGTAAAGGTCATCTGCTTGGACAAATAGGATTAATGGCAGGTCTTGCCCATGGCTCTACAAAGTCTCTCAAGAATAGTCTTGAAAGGGAGAAAAGGTCTAGTGTTTGGGGTTCTGTTTTAAAGGCAGGTAAGAACTTCGCTAAAGGCGTGGTTGAAGATGCCCCTAAAATAGGGGATCAATTACATAATATTGGTGTCGCAGCTAAGGCAAATAAGAGTGCATTTGTCCCAGGAACAATATCTACGGTGAAGGCACTGGCTGGTAACAAAGCTATGCAAGCCGGGGCTGGACTAGCCGCTGGTGGATTTGTAGCAGGTAGAGCAATGTCTCCTGGGCAACAGAAGCAGTCGTCCCTTTCCGAGAATATATACCTAAAGAAAATTGCCGAAGTTAGTACGCAATACGTGTACCACGATATAACTAATGAGCACTCTGATCCTTATACCGAGGGGAGACTTTATGATATAGATGAGGCTAATCAGGTATTATTAGATAAAGGATATAAACCAGGTTTAAATGATAATCCGGCGGATGTAGCTTCAGCTCGTTATATATTGGATTCTGATTTCAAGAGTGGATTAAGACCCAATGAAGTTGTTGCTAATAGACTTAGTGGAGTAGCAGGATTAGGAACTGGTATAGGAGCCGCTATTGTTGCCAACAAGTATTTACATAATCCTATAATATCAGGGGTAGCTGGAGCAGGTGCTGCTATACTGGCAGCTAAAGGATTACATCATGTATTATACGGTAGTGACAGCCAACAGCAAAAACGTGTGGAAGATGATGCAGCAGTCGCAGGTAATACAAACAGATTTCTTCAATATTTAGACCATAGTTTTACTAAACTGCCACCACTACCGCAGGTAAGCTAGGAGTACAAACATGACAAACAAATACTTAGAAAAAATAGCAGCAGACTGGATCCAAAAGGCAACACCGCCTTCTAGCAAAGGCAAACTACATGAAGCTCTAGGAGTTCCAGAAGGTAAAAAAATCCCAGCAGCTAAGCTAGATGAAGCTGCTAAGAAAAAAGGCAAAGTTGGAAAAGAAGCTAGACTTGCCGAGACACTAAAGAAGTTTAAAAAATAGGACATAAATTATGAAAATGGAATACGCAGCACAAATCCTTCGTGGATGGCCAGCAGATGGCTCACTGGAAAGAGCAGAGACAATTAATTCATCAGCTACATTAATCAATGGTAACTTGGTTGAAATGCAAAGCGATGGCACGGTAGCACCAACTAGTATTACTAATACACGCAAAGCCGGATTGGTTATTCGTGGTAATGGTGATAGTGGTTCTGCAAAACTTGCTAACGAGGCATTGACCTTGTGGGGTAACTACGTTGTTGCTACGACTAGTTTTGATGCTACTCGTACATATGTACCAGGTTCTCCTATCACTGTTTCTAATGGTAATTATACATTAGCCAATGGTGCAGCAGGGGCAGTACAGGCTAGTACTAGTATTACTGAGGCGGCTAACATTGCTACTTATACTACTGCTGCAGCTCATGGCTACCTAGCAGGACAAGTAGTAACAATTACCGGTACAACACCGGCGGCGTATAGTGGTACGTTTACTATCCTTTCAGTACCTACACCAACAACCTTTACTTACACTGTTACTGGGTCCCCAGTTACTGCTACAGTTCAAGGTTCTGCGGTTACTGCGGTTGATCCTGAGATTGGCTATGTATTGCAAAACCAAGGTACGACTGCTTTTGAAACAGCACATCTAACTATTGTTGTTTACTAAGTAAAAAGAATTATTTTTAATCTCATATAAAACATAGGTTAAAATAATATTAATGGAGTTGTTAATTCAACTCCACGAAACACCCAAATTTAAAAATAACCCTACTGGGGGGAACCCAGATTCGGAGACCCCGAAAACTAAAGGAAACTAAAATGAAATTAGAATATACAGCACAAGTACTACGTGGATGGCCAGCAGACGGCGCTCGCGAGAGAGCCGAACTTGTTAAGCAAGGCGCAGTATTAGTTAACGGCGACGTAGTCGAAGTTCAAGTAGACGGAACTGTTGACAAAGTTAGTGCAACTACAAATAGAAGAGTTGGTCTAGTTGTTCGTGGTAACGGCGATTCAGCCTCTGCCTTGAATTCTACTGGTCAGTACATGACTCCTCAACCATCTAAGACGGTAACGCTTTTGGCATGGGCCGGTGGCTTCTTGACTGCAACAGTTACGGCCCACGGATATGCAATCGGTAACCTAGTTACTATTACTACTTCTGGTAGCAACACTAATAGTGTAGCTATCACTGGTTCGTATGTTGTTGACTCAGTTATTGATGCAAATAACTTTACGGTTGTACTGGCATCTGACCCAGGCAATATTACTCTAGGTACTACTACTGTTGTTCTGATCTCCGGATCTAACACAAGTGGTAAAGCAGTTGTACTATGGGGAAATTATATCGTCGCAACAAGTAACTACAACACCGGTTCGTCATTCGCACCTGGTTCACCAGTTACTGGTCTAAGTGGTAAGTTTGATCTTGCTGGCACTACTGATCCAGAATGCGGATTCGTATTGCGTGTTCAAGGAGCCTCGGCTACTCAAACAGCACACCTAGTAATCGTTGCTTACTAAGAATTAAGGAGAGACATAAAAATGAGTTATAATACTGAAACAATCAACGTTCAATTCCTGAACCAGTCCTTTTTGGACAAGCTCGATCAGGGCATGGAAAAGGAAGCAAGCGTAGCGATGTCTGCCTTTGTTCGCCAAAAACTACGTGAGGACGGGTTTACCCGTAAAATTCTTCCTCCAACTATGATCACCGCTGCAGAGCTAGATCGTCAGTTGACTGAAGAACCAACCGTAATCGTGGAAAAAGAGCCTGACTCAGTTGCAGCTAACCTGCCATTCCTGTCACGCCCAGAACCACGTTACTTCACTGGTGTTCGTTATCCAGTGACGTTTGGTAAGATCCAATCTGCTGAATTCACAAAGAGCAAGTTCGAGTTGGCTACATATCGTACCGACATCCGTACTGTTCTGCAAGAAAACTCAGTAAAAGATCTGCAAAAACAAGAAGACCAAAACTTCTATAACAACGTAGTTGCTGTAGCTCAAGCAAACGGCGCTGTGTACAACATCAGCGGGGGTTTCTCAATCCCTAACATGATGCAAGCAACTAAGTACCTTGTTCAAAAGCAAGTACCAGTTGGCTGTATACTGATGACACAAAGTCTGTATGCTGACTACCTGAAACAACCTTCGACTCAGATCGGTTCGCCTCTGGCTTCTGAACTGACAGCTGGTGAAAAGACTCTTGATAACTTCTTCGGTTTCAAGATCATCGTAACCAACAAGAATGATATCCTTCCAGATAATCAAGCACTGATCTTCACAGCTCAGCAATACTTGGGTCAATCTTACCTGCTACAAGACGCTACTGTGTTCTTGAAAACAGAAGCTGACATGGTTAGTTTCACAACTTACGAAGCTATCGGTCTTGGTATCGGTAACATCAACGGTATGATCGTTGCAAACTTCTAAGCTAAGAAATTAGTCTGAACTAAAAAAAGCCCAGATCACTCTGGGCTTTTTTATTTCTTTTCAGCAATAAAAGTTTTTACTACCCAACATATACCTTTATGTCCTACAGCCGCTCCATCGTATAAACCAAGTTCAAACCTACCAACACCTTCTAAATATAAGGTACCCTCCTTTGTTATTTTACCATTTTCATATGGTGGATCTATATCGGCGAGCTCACTTAATATCCTCACAACATCTTCTTTACTATTTGTCCTAAGTCGTTCAAATAATCTTATATGAGCGTGTTTGGATAATACTATGGTTCGCGTAACAGACACTACTTTACCTTGATACCGAAGTCCCCTCCCCGTATTATAGGTTAGTAATTTACCTTTGGAATTGTAGTAGACTAAGTATATTCCTATACTATCATCTAAATGACTATGAGCCAGGAAGAAGACTCCTGTAATAGTTTTCTTATTGACTCCAAATCCCGTCTCATTATAAGAAATCTCGTACAAAAAGTTAGGAGTCTTTCTTATCTCCCGTATTGTTTTACATACGGTATCGTAATTAATATGACTTCCTGTAACCAAATTTGAGATATTATTCCTATGTTGCTTGGATAATAGTGCAGCGTATTTCTCATCCACCCAGCTTGCAGTGTTTTCCACGATATTCTCCTTGAAATAGTAAGATACTTCTATACTTCCTTATACCAAATTAGAAGGTATAAATTAAACTAAAAAAAGCCCAGAGTGATCTGGGCTTTTTGTTGTCTGCTAGTAACCTCGATTGTTATACCGCTGTATAGCATCATTCCCGTAAGCCTCACCCTGTCTTCTGGCCTGGTCGAGTTGCTGTTGCTGTTGCTGTTGTACCTGACGGTTGTATTCTTGTTGCTGTTGCTCCTGCAATTGCCGTTCCTGCTGCCGTTGGCGTAGACGATCTACCTTTTCCTGGTACTCTTGCTGGGTCATATGTTGGCTGTAATAGTACTCATGTTGGATAGGGTAGCTACCATCACTATTACTATCAGCCAATGCCAAGGTTGAACCAAACATGAATAAGGATATACCCACAAGCAGAAATAACTTTTTCATTTTATGCTCCTTTGAAGTATAGGCAATACTACCTATTAACTCCTTATACCATATCGGGATTGTCTAATCTAAAACTAGATAGAGGTTTAGATGCTAGTCTACATCGAACTTATTAAGCCATTCAACATAACCACGTAGAACCTTCTCTTTTATCCTTTCCTCACTACTTATTACGAGATCTCTTTTACCTATCTTCTCTTCAGATACCCAATTCATGAAGTGACCTAACGCAGGACCCTTAATATTAACGTCAAGCCCCTCTTTAAGCCATGCCATAATGTTGTTCCCGTTAAATTTTTTCTTTGAGGCCTTATGGTCCTCGAACTCCACAGTCTTAGCCAAATATCCCATATACGCTTCAGGGAAATGATTAAAAATAACAGGTATCTTATCGAAGTCCCAATTTGGGTACACAAATCTTTCCGACCCTTCTATGTACTGCAGGAAAGCGTTATATGTAGCCCTTTTTCTGTCCCTGACCCTGGCGGCGTTATTCATATTTTCAAAGGAGAATACACGTGGATCAAAGTACGGTGAATATATAACGAAATCAAATATTTCTTTTAGATTTTTGAATCCATACAGGAACCTTCTATAACTTAACCCTAAGAAACTAAAAATCTTAGTTGGGTCTTTGGATATGATTACCTCTCCAAATTTATGGGCGGAGTTATCATCATCCCTAAGAGGTATTACTAACCCCTTATGCCCATACTTCATACCGAACTTATGGAATATCTTACCCATTAGATTCCCTAGATCGTTATAACTGTAGTAGGTGTACGCCGTATTATAATCCTCAGGAGGCATAGAAATTATATCTACTTGCAAGTCCTTATAAAGAAAACTCATAACCCCTTTGTTTTTAAAGCAAGGAGGATTATCAAATGCTTTCAAAATAAGGTCGAAAGTCATTACCCCTATATTAGTGCAGAGTATATCTAAGTCCCCGAAACTATCCTTATCAAGGTAACTTGGTATTTCCACCCATCCATAGTAATTCCCTATAGTATCCAGTTTGGCAAGTACCTCATCCCGTTTTACTTCGTAATCCGCTTTAGTTAGTCTCTTGGCCCCAAATTCAGCCAATGCATTACCGCCCATGTTATTCTCCAATGTTAAAAAACCCAGACCGAAACCTGGGTTTTTGTTATTACCTGATAGGCTTTGGATCGAGAATATGACCGGCGTTCATACTACCAAGTTCATCTCTTGCCCTCTTGTAGAACGCCCAAATTTGCCCACGTCCCTCAGAATCAGTTGGCACTATATGTGAGACTTCCTTTACCACAATACCGTCCACAATAACCTGCATCTTTACACTTTTGTGTGACATGTCATTCTCCCTTTACATGTTGATTACATCACGGGCCCACTGAGGCATCATTGCAATGCGTTCAGCCAGTATGGCCTTACGGTCATACCCAGGTAATTTACTATCCATATAATGAGTCAGGTGCAATCTCCTATCCTCATATTTAGGCCAGACACTAAGTAATACACCGGCGGCTTCTATACGTGACAAATGATGTTTCAAAGCTTCCCGGGCATCAATACTGCCTGCAATATAACTATCAGCAGGACTACCTGACTCATCATATAGTGGATTGCGTCTCCACTTAGGATCAGATTCAGATTCCAATCCACCGCTATAAGCTATGTAGATTTTACTTTCTGGATTTGGACACCATGCGAAGTGCATATCACTGCCGTTAATGTGGTCGCCACCATAAGTATCAAATTCAAGCAGTAGACCTTTTGAGCGATGCACAAAGACGTAAAGGGCTTCTTCCTTATTATCATCCCTATTTATAAATGGGATCCTTAGAGCTTCCTCAAAACCCATACCCCCGATAATTCTGAGGTAGCGTTCTAAGGTATTACTGAAGGTTGTATCACCGATAGATTCCAGGATTTGCTTACGAAATTGAGCATGGGTGATATGCATACCCAATCCAAGAAGTTCAGTTTCCTTATCAGTTTTATAGCTTTTTTTCCAGTCAGCTTCTCCGCGAAAATCAAATGGATCGGTATCGAGGATACTTTGTAATTCCTCCGAGGAGGGTAGTTCAGGCAGGTACGGGGATATACGATCTTTAAGTAAGTCTTCAAAAGTATCAGTCATGGTTGGCTCCAAGAGTTAACAGGGGTACTACATATTACTTATACCCGATTTCAAAGCTAAAATTCGGTTTGAATCCAGTCTTCTCTTGTTGTGCCCCTTTTACATATCCACGTGGGTTACACATGACTCTGCATTGACCTATATTATAGTCAACATTGTTATGCATATGTCCATGCACCCACGCTTTGATGTTATGGTTATCCATGATAACATCTTCTAAAGATGAATAGAAGAATGCATTGTCAATACTATACTTAAATCGTGGATGTACAGACTGTTCACTAGGAGCAAAGTGAGTCATGATAACCACCTCTTTATCTGGGTTATCCACAGCGCACTTATATATAGCAGCGACAGTGGCATCGAAAGCAGCATACGTATCAGATGGTAATAGCCTTCTTCTGGTAGCCCCTACAACTATACTAGAGTAATCACTCCACCTTGCTGCCCTGGACTCCATCAATGGAGAATGGTTGTCTAAATTGGTCCACAGTGTACCTCCAAATAATACGACGTTATCGGATAACTCCACACTTTCATTATCTAACAAAGTTACCCCTGGAAGGGCTTCCCTGTATAGAGTCTTTGTTAGATCAAACTCGGAGTTATAAAACTCATGGTTACCTAATACCGCAAACTTGTTATCATACTTGTCAAGTTGGGTATTAAGTCTATCCTTTAACTCCTCCGCCTTCATAGTAACCTTCTCGGCCTTATCCAAGAAGGTTTGCAGTTCATCCTCGTATTGGAACGGTTGAAGCTTAGATCTGGTTTCCGCTATTCTCCACGCTGGATTTATTGATCCTACCTCACATAAATCCCCAGCTATGAGTAAGGTATTACCACCTTTGAAATTTAGTTGTCGTGCATAATCAAAGTCAACATGTAGGTCTGATACTAGGTTTAATTTCATTTCGTTTCCTTTTTAATTTGGCTATTCTCCGTCCGTCCTCTACAATACAAGTACGGCACCATTTACTTAATAAGTTATTCTTGGATAGAAGACGAGGATTATTACATCCAGGTCTATTACATAAGCTATCCATACAACTACGGCGCCGACTCCTTACTTTATTAGTAGAGGTGACATGGCGTGGATTGCGACATCCTTCTGTGACGCATAGATCCTTACTTTTTCTGCGCCTGGGATAGGTAGACTTCTTAAAGTCTGCGTTATCAGGCTCGACAAATCTCCTTGCATAATATCTCCGTTATGAATGTTTTTAAAGGAACTACCATACCGGCTGCAGCGGCATGACCACCACCTCCGTACAACTTACCCAACTCACTAACATCACAGTTACTACCTTTTTGGGATCTCAAAGAACATTTGACAGTATCCCCGTCTATAAAATAGATAAGACCGAATGACCCATTCACAGCCGATATCTCGGCACCCATATCACTAGAGAAAGTGGCATTGGCATTTATAGCATGACCATTAACACCGCCTATAGTAACAGGTACTAGAGGGGATTTATTCAATATGAAATTTATTTGATTTTTGAAGAATCTGGTCTGCGCCACTCCATCTCTTAGGAATAGCTCGTAGTCTTCTTTTTTACTTGTGTGCTCTAATAGCCCTACCCACGTTTCCATATCCATAGGGTGACTACGCAGGTTACTTATAAAATTCTTTGTATCGGACATGCTGAACTTCCACAGATCACTATCTTGTATATGCTTTATAAGCATAGGCGGTTCAGTGTCTGGAAATAGATAATTCCAAGCTAACATAGCCCCAGACCTGTCCATGTCGAATCTCACCAGGATGTTTCTATCTACGTCGGCGTACATGCCCACATTCCAATCCCTCTGTGCCCCAACGTGATGATCTAACATGGTTATAGACTTGGCACCTAAAGCCGGATCTAATAACACATCCCTAGGATAACTGAAGTCGAAGATGTATACTTCTTTGCCAGATACATTTGGTATCGGGTCTTTGTACTCTACTGGTATGTATTCTGCAGAGTCGCCAAATTTCATATATGCTGCAAGGGCAGAGCCCATTCCATCATCGCAAAATGCGTGATATAAAACTACTATTTCTTTATTCATTTT